AGATGATACAGCACGTAAATATATTTTAGAGCCTAGCCATTTTATTGATTGTAAGGATTTAACAGTCATTGAGCACGAGAGTATGTGGTTATCTTTATGTGGAGCTTTTGATTTAAGCTGGTATAGAGAAATTAAAATACGACCTGATTGTGATGCTATATTTAAACAATGGATGTTAGTTTCGTATGAAGAAATGTGGGAAAATATCTTAGATGATAGGCGAGGTAAATTTCCAACTAAGAATGAGCTGCTTGTTCAGGAAGGTATGTCACATGAGTCAAAGATTGAATGGATTATGACTGAAGTTCCTAATGATGATGATACTACTGTTGTTAATCCACTTGTATTAGGAGAAAAATTAACTCCTGGTAATATATTTGCTCCATTATTACCTTTTGTTGAAGATCTTTGGCAACGTATGATTTTAATTTTCCTATCAGTAATGTGTGAAGAGTTTATGATAATGTTTGCATTGTTGTGTGAAATTCCTATTCTTTATATTTTTGTAGTGCGTTTAATTTTAGATCTTATAATTAATCAAAATATAGTTAATAATATGTCATGGATACTTTTGCATGCAATTTTGATGTTTTGTGCTTTACATTTTCATATTGTGGTACCTTTTACTATACATTTTGTTATTGATGTTTTTGTTTTTACTCCATTTTTAGATGATATTTTGGGTCATGCTGAAGTGTTTTTAATTAAGAGAATAAATAAGCTATTTGGTAAACATGGTGAAGTTATTTACGATAAAAATAGTAGAGAAGCATATGTTAAAATTAAAGTGGATTCAGTAATTAATGTTGAAGATGTTGTTAAGGATGTTATTAAACAAGCATCTGATAAAGCGACAACTGTTTGGCCTTGGCTAACTGTTATTTTATCTATAGCAGCTTCAGCAACAGTAACAAATCTGATTTTACCTAGATTTATTGATGCAGTTTTTACAGGTTTAGGAGATGTTCCAACCCCTGATGATCGTAAAGCAAATAAGGAACTAAACTCAATGAGTAAAAAAGGTTTTGAAGGTGAATTAACTGGTCGTAGTCAAAGTTGGTTTAAAAAACAACATATGCCATATGACAAAGCATCAGAAGGATCTATGAAAGCACATTATGTCAAGGATAATACAGTTGATATTATTATTGATTTTGAAAATGAACATGGTGTTTCAACAACACGACAACAAAAGGGCTCAGCAGCTAATGGTATTATTTCTACAGCAGCACATATTTTTGTAGGTATTCCTGAATCCAATAAAGTAATTGTAACATTGAAAAATGAAGCACAACAATTATTTTCTTATTCTGTTTTTTCTGAAACTTTTAAGAAGTTAAAACATGATATTGTACAATGGGCTTGTCCAATGAATAAACGAGCAGTTCCAGTTGATAATTATTATGTTCCTCGATTAAATCATAAATATTTAATTCGTGATACTGAATGTTCTTTAGTTCGTGTTGTTGGTCCTCAACGATCCTCAATTAAAACATATAAAGGTATAGTTGTAATGGAAGAACCTCAAGGTGGTATTGAAGTTTCTCTTAAGACTCAAGAAGGAGATTCAGGTTTACCAGTATATTTAATTCATGATGGACATAATGCAATACGTGTTACTTTAGTAGGTGTTGTATCTCGTATTTCAGATAATACAGGTAATTGTGTTTTTGTGCCTTTTCATCCTGATGAAGTGTTTTTTGATGATGTTGAAATTTTAGCACAAGAAACAGCTACTAGTACATCTTGTACTGAGTATCATTTAACTGTTGAAAGTGTTAGAGATGAATTAAAGGAGTTTTTTGATCTTGATTATAAAACAAGTCCAAATTCAGCATTATCACATTTAGATTCTGAGGTCATTGATCAAATTGGACAGTTAGTATGTAGTTTACGACGACCAAATACACGTATGTATTCAAAGTTTCGTAAGACACGTATTTATGATCAAGTTTTAAAGTTTTTTCCTGAATTAGAAACAGTAACAATTCCTAATTTAAATCCATTTATGGATGGAGATACATATGTTAATTCATACTTGCATGCTTATAAAGCCTTTGCTTCTGCTAAACCAGTACAAAATTGGACACCTATGATGGATTCAGCTCATTTAATTTATGATATTTATTATCGTGCTTTGAAAGATAAGTTGAATGATATTAAACCTTTAAATTGGTCACAAGTTATTCGAGGAGTTCCTGGTCACATTAATCCAATGAACTTGAAATCAGCAGCAGGTTTGTTTCATCCACATTGTAAGAAGGGAGATCTTTTGTGTGGTTCATTAGATGATCCTCTTTTTAGGCAACATTTAGCTGAGCAATTAGCTAAAAAACAAGATTTGTTATATAAAGGAGTACCTGTAACGAATTATTGTATTGGAACGCTTAAAGATGAACCTATATCTATTGAGAAATTAAAGAAAGGTAAAGTGCGATTATTTTGTGCAAATAATATTGAACATCTCTGTTTTATGCGTAAGTATTTTGCAGTAATGTATATGAAAATGCAACAAAATAGAGATACACTTCCTGGACAAGTAGGTATGAATGCAATTTCAGGTGAATATCATGAACGTTTCTGGATTATGTTTAAACGACTTTATCCTGATGGTACACTTGAAGAGTTTTCTACATTACCTATTTGGAGAGATATGGATTTTAAAGCTTTTGATAAAACTGTGTTTAATACTTCAGCAGGAGCTTATTCAATGTTTATGTTGCTTCAACAGATTCCATTTTATAAGCAAAATCCTCAAGAATTAGAAGCAGCACGTTTAATGCTTACCACTAAGCAAGAGTATGTGCTGGTTATTGAGAACAATGTTTTTATCATGCAAAAATCTGAACCTTCAGGTGTGTATGATACAACAGGTGATAATTGCCAATATGAAGCAGATATTGAAGGTATGATGTATTATTATTGTCGTTTTATGCATCTTAATAAACATGCACCAATGTATCATAATTATGTTTCAATTGGACGTGCACAAGAAGACTGGGAAGAACACATGCAGTTTTTAAATTTAGGTGATGATGTAGTATCATGTGTTGATTCTGTTGCAGCAGAATATTATAAAGAAGAGTATATGCAAGATTTTGCTAATACTACTGGGATTAAAATCCAGCCTGCAAAAAAAGAAGAAGAGCAATTTGGAATTAAATTGAAGAAATTTGATGAGATTCTTTTTCTTAAACGTACGCCTCGATGGGATGAGCGTACTAAAACTTTCATTCCAATGCTAAATGAACTATCAATTGCTAAAATGATGGCCTTAACAGATTCAGATTTAACTGATGATGAGGTCTTACCAATGATTGTAAATCAAGCGACCATGGAAATGAGTTACCATACAAAACAAAAGTTTTTAACTTTTGTATCAGAGTTTAATCCTGATTTTGGTTTATCTTATGAACATGCTCAAGACTTGGCTTTACAATTACAGTGGTGGAATGATGAAATTGAGCCTCCATTTGAAGAACGAGTTTTTCAGAGGTATTGTTTAGCACAATGTAGCGGTGCCAGCGCGTATGACAAAATATGGCGATTTGAAGAGTAATTTCTTTTTTCGCCATTCTGGCGTTTTTATTTTACTCTAGATTTATCGCAAGTATATCTGGACATTTCCA